GCCAAGGTACCGATTAGGCGCCTTGTGAGCCCCACATACCGAGAGGATCGGACCAACCAAAGGAATAACGCTCACGAGACTTGTAACGAACGTTACCAGTATCAAAGTCGCCATCCATAGAGTTGGATAGTGGAGTACGCACAAAGTGCTTCATACCATTAGGTACGTCAGTAGTCAAATACCAACCGTTTGTATCGGTTAGGAAGTGGTTAACTGTGTAACCTTCAGGAATAGAACCATTGTTCTTCAATGCGTTGATGTCGTTATCGGTTGTACCAACACGTAATTCAGTTTCTAGCAAACGAGTTGCAACGAACATGAGGTTTGGTGGAACAATCAATTTACGTGGTTTAGCAGCGATTAACAAACCACGCTCATCTGTCCAGCCAGCGATTTGAATAACTGCGGCTTCCAAGGAAGTCTCATTCAAATCTACGCCAGTTGAAACAGTATTGCTGTTTGTACCGCCAGAAACCAATGGGTGTGCTGTTGAGAACAAAGGCACGCCATCGCCACCGTAATAAGCGGCAGAGTTGGTGAATCCGTTGTTAATAACTGCAGCAGCCTTAACTTGCTTGGTGTACGCCATAGAACGTGCTAGACCTTTGGTGTAACGAGCAGACAATGAGTCATACAAGTTATCTTCAATGGCTTCTTCAGTCAAACTGAAGCCCATTGCAATGGTTTCGTGGTTGTAGCGTGCAGTCCATGCTTCTTGGCCGTTGTCGTAACGAATAGCAGAGCCTTCGTTTTTGACTGGAGCGGCTGTAAAGCCTGACAATTTGGTTTCTTCTTCAAAAGAACGCTCAGAGGTCTCTGTATCGTAGATCTCTTTGTGCTCTTCGCCATAGCGAGCATACTCTAATCCGAACAATGCATTCAGTCCGGGTAGGAGCTCTTTTAATAGTTGTGCGCGTGAAATAGCCATTATTTAGCTCCTATTAGGCTGCAGTTGCTACGCCAGCAGCACTGTAGTAGGTGTGAACACCGAAGTTGAACTTAACGATCACTTCAGTAAAAGAACCCGATGCATTAACTGTCTCAGGAACGCCAGCTACGATACGCATTGGAACTGCGGTACCTGCGCCAGTAGTTGCTGAAATAGATGCATTTGAGTCGCCTGTTGTTGTGCTACCAGCGGTCAAAATCAAAGCTGCGTTTTGACCAATAGCTGCTTGCGTTACACCAGAAATTGTTGATGCTCCAGCAGCGGTAACCGCAACTTTGAACAATGCATCTGGATCATCCAAAACAAAAGCCTGAATGTCAGAAGCTACTGTTGAAGCTGGGTAATACTGTTGTTGCAACAATTGCTTGGTAGATGGGTTTGTAAACTGACAACCCAAGAAAATACCAACTGCGTCTGTGGCGGTAGCTGTGGTTGAAACTTTGCTTAATGTACCACCTGTGTTCAAACGTACGACATCACCGTAAAAAATTGATGTGCCGGAGCCTGAGGCGATAGGAAATAAGCGAGTTGAACCAGCAAATACCTGACCACCGATCAAATTGACCGGTTGAAACCCATAAGGGCCTGATACGGTAGGATAAGCCATTTAAAACTCCTAATTAGATTTAAGAACCAGAACCAAAGGTTGTCGTGGATTTTCTCTCGTTAAAGAGCGGCATCCGCGGGTCACTTTGGCGCATTAAATTATTATCTACAGCTTCCGTCTGGTTTTGTGCTTGGGCTGCAAAGTGTGCATTCCGTTGCTCAACAAACTCAGTTGGAGTCTTACAGAGTAATAACCCGCCAATCTCAATATTGTCTTTAAAACGACTATTGGGATCAGCTAACAGTTGAAATTTCGGTTGCTCTTCTATGCCAACTGGTTCCCAGCCTTCTCTCAGTTTCGCTGACAGATTACGGGGATCAGCTGCGTTCAAAGTAGAAACGCGGATCCATCTATAAGAAAACCCTTCTAGCTTATCCGGTTCAGGGAGAAGATCTGGTAACTGCCACTGTTTAGGCCGTTCCTCAGTTTGACGGGTACTTATTTCACGGGGTATTCTTGTATTAGCCATTTTGGGACTCCTGAATTTTTGTTAGTTCCATTGCATATTGCTCTGGAGAAAGATTGAATTTCTTCGCCAAAGCGAGCTGCGTTGCCGTGAGCTTTACCTTTTTTGAAGATGTGGATCGTGTGGCTGGAGCAACAACCGTGCTTAGTTTTTTAACAGGCTCTTTGGTTCCTGAATCTTCGGAGTTTTTGGTCTCTTCAGAGCTACCCAGTTTATCTGGAAAGCGTTTTGCCATTTCGGCATCAATTACATTGTAATAGTGGTCAGAGCCAATTGCAACCCCTTCCTTTTCTAGACGCTTATGAATTCCTAATGCTAGGAAGCTCATATCATCGTCTACACCATACCATGAATTGTTATCCAACCATGCTTGGGTTTTTGAGTCCAAACGTTGTGGTTGTTGATTCTGCATTTGTACAGCATTTTGTTGATTTTGTAAAGACTCTTCATCATATTGTGGTTTATAACGATCCATTTCAGATGATTTCATCTTCACTTCTGTCAATTTTTCCTGTGCTTCTGCCAAACGGTCTGAATCTCCGGAGTCATAAGCATCCTTAAATTCACGTTTTGCATCGTTTAATTCACGAACAAGACCTTCTTTTGCAGTAGAAACATAAACTTTTTCCCCATCAGACAGGCGTCCTTTGAGTTGTTTGTTTTCTTCAATTACCAAATTAGCAACACGCAAAGCTTCTTTTTGTTCCTTTTCCGCTGCGTCAGCGCGCCTGCGCTCATCGTGCATTGCTTTTTTCATTTGCAATAAACGTTGTTTTGCTTCTTTGGAATACTCTTCTAAGTCATCATTGTCAATTTCGTCAATAATTTCCTTAGGCATTGGTTTTGCATTAACACGATCCTCTTCAGGGGTGTCATCTACAATCTCAATTTCTACTTCTGAATTGTCAACTTCGTCTGGAAATTTATATTCTTTTTTTTCAAAATCAGCCATTTTTTACTCCTTATGCGCGAGTAATTCCGCGGGGGTCTTGAACAATACCCTCTACAGAATCATCATTAATTATTCGGAATTCCCTGCCGTGGATCTTTAGTCGTGTGCCAGAGTTTGGTCTGGCTAAAATAAAGTCACCGACTTTACACCAAGGGCCATTTGGAAAGCGGCCTTTATCTTGATAGCAGTCTGGACCCAATTTGACTACAAAAAACACGGTTGATAACACTTCTTCGTGGTGAAGAGTTTTATCCGACTTCAAAATCCCACTTTCGTAGGCTTTTTCCGCGTCTGGAATAGCACAGAGAATGCGGTATCCAGAAGGTTCGGGTAATTGGCTGGCTTTTTCTTCGTCTGTTTGAGGCAAAGTAGTTGTTGCGTTTACATCATCGGGATTTGAGCCGATTAGTAATTCACTCATCAAAATTCTCCAAGTTTTTTTGCAGGTCGGTTATGTATAAACGTACTGACAGAAGGCCTGTAATCTGTCCGCACGCCTTTTGGTACTCAGCGTAGTCTTTGGCTACTCCAGTACCAAGGGATTCTTCCAAACCCCTTACTTTTGCATCTATCTGTTTGAGAAGATGGTCTAGTATTTTGTCTTTCATTGTTGTTTTTTACCTTTTTGTTGGTT